GGACGCCGTGGCAGCCCAGTAGCGATTTTCTTTCGCCTTTGGCACGTACATATAAGCCGCCACCGTCTCTTCCCGCTCATCCAGCTGGCGAAGCAGCGGGTAAACCGGCAGCGATGAATCGTGCGCGATGGAATAAGTTTGCGAAACGGCGGATTTGTAGGTGTTCAGGTTGCGCTGACGATCATCACTGAGGAACTGAATTTGAATGGTGTTCTGCTCCCCTCCTGACTTTGAAACCTCAACGATCTGCGGCAACTCAGTCCATTTCGTCACTTTACGAATGGAGCCGGTGCCGCCGCCCGCAGCGTATTTATTGGTGTTGGTCGTATTGATATTGCGCAACGTAACGGCTTTGTCGCTAACGCTTTCAATTTTCGCAATTGCGTTATTAATACCAGGCCAGTTGCAGTTAATGTGAACGATGTCGCCAGCCTTCAGATCGCTGGCGTCGTCCACGGTGATCACGACGTTCTCAGCATTCGTCGCGTCTTTGAATGAAACTGGCGAGCCATAGGCCGACGCCAGATAGACCTGGGCACCATTTGGCAATGCAAAACCCATGAGGTGTCTCCTTCATAAAAAAACCGGCACAGTGGCCGGGGTTAGCTGGAAATATCAGCGCGGTAAGGAATGCTTACCGGGATTGAGTAGCGGGTGTTTCGGGGATTAAGCACGCCCGCGTAGATAGCGGGCCTGGCGCTTATCCAGCAGGTGAAGCCGTCGCCTTCGACGCTCTGCCCCTCCGGGAACAGGGCGACCACCTGGCGTGCCAGCGCGCGACCGGCACTTGTTCCACTGCCGACCGGCACCACGACGTTCACCTGAAAAATGCCGGGGTAGACGTGGCAGGTCTGGCCGAGATCCAGCGTCTGCGGCGTGGCGGGCATGTCAAACGATTCAAGGAAAATGCCTGCGGGTTTGTCACCGGGGCAGTTCTCGATGAAAAGCGGGATTTTCTGACTGTCAGCCCATGCACCCAGCCGGGCATTCATGGCAGCGGCGATATCGGGGATCACTTCTGCACCTCCTTCGCTGCGGCATCAAAGAAGCGCTGAAACTCTGCCGCAGTGACGCGCACCATGCCCGCCGGAGCCTTCTGCGAATGCCCCATTTCCAGCGCGTAGGCGTAGGGCAGATTGTTGGTGAAGTAAACCGATTTCATGCCCACCTTAAACCGCTCAATCACCAGCGCGCCGCGCGCTATCGTTTCGGTGCCGGTTTTGTCGTACACATCAAGCGTACCTTCCGGCAGGCTGTTTAATCCAATTTGCCAGTTGCCACGAAAGCGCCCGGTTAACACAGGCGACATCATCACCAGCCGAGTGTGGATGCCCAGAAATACCTTCCTGATCACCTGTTCCTGGTTGGCCTTCGCTCTGTCAACAAAGGCATTGATGGAAGCCATAAAAGTGGCGTTTTCGCTCATGTCATGTCCTCAGTTGCGCGCGGTAACACAACACCAGATCGGCGGGTTTGACCGGGTTCGGGTTTACGATGCGGTATTGCGTGCCGTCGATATCCACCAGATCGCCCACCAGCAGCTCCTGATCGGCGGTAAAGACGATCCGCACGTCGCCACCGATGATGATTGTGCCGTCCACCTCTGCGGGCTTGTAATCGCTGCGAACGCCGACGGCATCGAAGCGGATTTCAGGCCGTACGTGCTCCACTCCGGCGATCACCTCAACCCCGCCGGGCCGGGTTACCGTCCAGGTGGTGCCGTAACCATGCAGTAACCGTTCGGCACTGCTTCGTTTTCTCTGATAGTTAATGGCCATTACGCACGCTCCGCCGTGGTGTTGATGGCAAATCCGCGCCCACCCACCAGATCATCCAGTACGGCCATGACGGCAGGATAGGATGGCGTAAAGACACCCCCGTCCGGTATGGCGTACGTGGTGCTGACAGCGCCGGCTACGGATTCGCTTTTCACGGGTGCCTCGCGGACGCTTGCAAGCAAGTCGCCCTCAATTGCCTCAACGGCCAGCATGCACTGCGCGTTAATGACCGCTCGCGGTATCTCATCATCGGGTAGCTCATAGCCGTCGACATAAACACCGGCGCGCGGCCATGACAGCGGCTGCGTTGCGCTGGTGCGGCGGCCATACCAGCTCAGCCCTTCCAGATAATCCATTGCACTGATAAGCAGCGGCGCTGTTTTTTCCGGTAGTGCGATGTCCCGCGCTTCCGCAAACGTCATCAAATCGGACTCACTTGCATAACTATTGAAGTCTGGATAGGTGATATCTGTGTTGATCATAAAAAACCAGAATGGGGCTTTCGCCCCATGTGTTTATGTTCAGGAAGATGCCGAGAACGTCAGCGTGTCGGTTTTTGCTGTAATCCCGTCAACTTCTGCGGTGACAGTAAACGCTCCCTCCGTGTCAGAGGTCAGCTTCACTTTTGCGCCACCAGCAGAGCCCGTTGTGGAGGTATCCGCAGAGAGCTGGCCGCCATCAGATGACCATTTGACGGTCGCCCCCGGAATGCCGCTGCCGTTTCGTGAGTATTTCAGGGAGATGGTTACCGCATCAGTATTGTCAGCAGTCGCGGTGGTTTTATCTGCTGACAGCATTACTCCCCCGGCGCGGACTCCAGCTTGATCAGCACGCCTGCGGTGGATTTATTACTGGTAAAGTGTTTCTTCCAGTTCTCGCCAGTACCAATTTTGGTTAAATCCGGGTTGCTGCCACCGGCAGTTGCATCCCAGCTGTAGCCCAGCAGTTCAATATTTACGGTGCCTTCGGCACGATAACCCACTGCCAGGTTCTCCTGGTCATTAATGTTGTAGGAGCGAAAACCAGGCGCCTGAGATTCGACAATGGTTACCGCACCGGCCACCAGCCCCAGAATGGCATCGGCATCCATCGAGTCAGTGACCAGCACCGGTTTACCCAGCGTTCCAGGCTGACCGCCATAGACGACTACACCCGCTTCTTCGTAGATTTTGTCCGCAATCGCTTTATCCACGATGTCGAAATAAGTGGCGGAATGCATCACAAAAAGTACGACGCGGTTAAATTTATCGCCGTATTTACGCAGGCCGCGCGTCAGCGTTTTCTTGCCGTCAGTATCAATGTCAGCAGTAACCACCATGTCCGCATTGGCTCCGATCGCCGCGATCAGGCTTTTCAGGCCATACTTCACATAACCCTCAAGCGTGGCATCGGCCACATCAACGCCGATAACCTCCGAGAATTCGCTCACATCGCGACCACGACGCTTGAACGCTTCCTCAGTTGTTTCATACGGGCCATACTTCCACGGCGCTTTGACAGAAACGGCCTCGCCGGCACCGATTTTCTTGCCGTTTACTTTATCCGTGGAATTCACATCACGCGCTTCAATGCTGCCGCCTACCTGGTAAAAGGCGCGTTTACGGAAATCGCCTTCAATCAGCTCGTTATCAAGCTGAATGGCACCGTTGGATGCCTGGTTAAAGACTTCAAGGTTGTCCTGTCGGCGCTCAAGAAAAGCGGTTTGCGCCAGATCGTCATAAATAACCAGATCGGAATTTACAGTCGTCATGAATTAACTCTCTTATTTTGGCAGTCGCAGATAAGCCTGCTGACCATGTTTACGGATATAGGCAGCTTTATCGCTGGCACTCATTTCGGAACGTTTCAGGCTGCCGCTTGCGCCCGGTTTGTGACCACCTGCGCCCGTGCCCTCGGCACGTGGAAACAGGTGTGGAGCGGTTTCCTTGAGCGACTCCGCCCACTCTTCAGGGGTGAGCTGGGTTTTGCCGTCCTTGCCGAACAGGATGTCGCCATTCGCATCCACGGCCACGGCCTCGCCGTCGTCGTTGAGCTGGAATATGCCCTTTGCCCGCAGGATCAGATCGTCCGATGCTTCTGCCAGCGCCCCGGCTTTTGCCGCAGCGGCACGGATGGCATCAGCCAGAACCCGGTCGCGGAATTTACTGGAAAATGCCTCCGCTTTTTCTGCGCGTTCGTTGGCGGCTTTAATCTGCTTTTCAACGTCCGCACGCAGGCGTTCGGTTCGCTTGTTAAGCACTTCATCAATTTTCCCGGCGGCAATCAGCTTTGCCTCTTCGTCGTCGGAAAAACGCTTCAGAATGCCCCTGACAGCTTCGGGATCGATGCCCTCAAAGCTTGCCAGTGCCTCTTTTTGTTGTTTGATGGTGCCCAGCAGTTCTGAATTTTTGTTTTTAAGCCCGGTAACAGCGCTGTTAATCCGTTCATTGATGATGCTCTCAATTTCGGGCGTAATTTCCGGAGTGTTTCCGCCGTCACCGGCACCACCACCAGCACCGCCGTCCTCACCTGCCGCTGCGTAATATTTGATGAACATATTTCGAAAATACATAGTGATCCCCTCGGGAATGTTGCGGGCTTCGCCCAATAAAAAAGGCCGCCCAGGGCGACCTCATAATTTCCAGAATGCGTTACCGGACGGGATTAACTCTCCTCAAGAGAAACGCCATCCGAGCACAAAGTAAATGTGACAACCACATTCGCTGACTGACCAATACAGCTGCTGATATATAAATCTGTCTGCCCGGACAACGGCTTGCCGCTTTCCCTGTCACACAACAACAGCGTGCCGCGAAATTTTTTTAAAACCAGGTGACGGGTATCTGTCGTAACGTCTGTTGCTTTCATCATGCCCCTCTTAAAAAGCATGGCCGTCACGCTCCCGTAATTGCTCAAGCGTCAGCCATTCTCCTTTGTCGTTAAAAAATTCATCGAAAGTTATCTCACCGTCACGCATCATTCTGGCGCGGGTTTCCCCCAGCACCTGTACCTGTCTGGTGTAGGGTTGCCGTTTAAGCCATTCGCCGTATGTCGTACCTGCAGGTACCTGGCCGTCCATGGATGCACGCGTTCCCTCGTCCATTTCATCCACATCAATCCCCAGCTCACGCCATGATTTCAGCACCAGCGTTTCTGTGGAGCGACAGCAGAAGTGGATTTTCCCCGGCCCCTGCAAATAAGGAATCTGATGTCCGACCGGCTTATTGTCGAGCGTGTACTGGTGCCGATCCCTGACCATACAAAGCGGTGTGGTTTTGTTATCGAGCGTGGAGAGCCACTGTTTACAGTCGATGATGTCGCTGTTGGCGTCGGCGAAGCTGTTACGCGCTGTGGCTGCAAGGTGACTGACGGCGCTTCTGGCAATGCTCATCGCGTTGGCCCTGCTCATCTGAAGCGCGCCATCCCGGTAATCCCGGTTTGCGTGCCCCCGCACAAGACGGGCGATCTCTTCAGTGGTATCCCCGGCCAGATAGCCACGCCGCACCGCGTTGAGTATCCGCGTCATCCTGTCTGCCTCAAGGCTGCTCACCCATTCACTGAGCAGCCGCCCCTGAAACGGTTGGGCCATAGCAGCTGCATAAACCATATCCGGGGTGATGGCCTGTAACGGGTAATGTTTCAGAACAGGATCGGGAAGCAGTGAGTCAAACAGGCTCAGCTGATAGCCCGCCTCATGGCGAGAGAACGCCATGAGTTCGTCAGACAAACTGTCCTGCATTGCAGCGACAGCCTGCCGGTTTAACGCTCTTACGCTGCCAAGCAGGGATTCGAGCCGCTTAACGGTAAACCCTTCATGCGGCAGTTCATCCAGCGCCACCAGCAGGCGTGCTGACAGCTCGGCATCTGTGTCATTGAGCGTCTTCAGCATCCGGTTCGCCACACCGGCACCGTAACGCGACACCCAGATGGCATGTGCTATGGATTCATCACGCAGGCGTTCGTTAACTGTTGACACGATTACCACCCAGCATCACAGGTTCACGATTATGCAGGGCATCAATAACATCATTCGGATTGTCTGCCGGATCGATAATGTCCAGCCGCTGCATTACCCTAACCATATCAGCATCACGCAGCGCACCGGTCTGCCATGCCGAAACAATGGCGGAAAGCATGCCGGAATCGGCAACGCGCGCGATGAATTCCTGATTAACGGCGTATTTCGCGTTTTGCTCCTGCCCCATATAACGGCAACACCAGTTTGCAACCCGTGAATAGGCTGCAGAAACATTCGATACGCATATGCCCAGGACAGAGGTGGATGCGGACTGCTCTCCGCTGGCCTGCGTTGCGGTTTTCGTTGCGCTGTTTTGCTCGATGAGTCTCGCGCCCAGGGCGATCATGTAATCACGCTTACTGTCCATGGCTTCTTTAGCCAGCATGTTGGGTTGTGCCTGGGCGTAACCAAAACTGCCCTCTTTAGGCAGCAAAAGCGGCGAGCGTGAGCCAACTTTGACTTTTTGTTTTTCCAGGTTGTCGCGCCAGAGCGTATCCAGCCCGGAAATCCAGGGCTGAATCTGGCCGCAGAAGAACACGCTGTCCTCATAATCAGCACTGTTGCGGTAGTGTCCCAGATTTATTTCAGCCAGCGCCGCAAGTGGGGATTCATCAATCGTCTCGTCGTTATTTTGCGCGCCGACAAACGTGAACGGGATTTCATCCCAGTATTGTTCCCCCTTAGGACGGGGATAATACTCGCTGCTGATTTCATACGGGCCGCTACAGGTTTCACCACTGCGACGCCATACCCGGCACACAAAGCGCCCCTCCTCCAGCGCCAGCTCACGGTACTGGATGCGATCCTTGTAGCCATATCCATCCGGGATTTCTACGCACTCACGCAGCACCACCAGCACCAGGTGATTCCGCCCGTTAATGCGCTCGGTTCGCCAGTTAATAATATTCTCGGCCTGATAGCTGAGGATAATGGCCCTCTCACCATCCTCCGCGTAATCAACGTAAAGGCCATGCCGACCGGCCTCCAGCACATTCTCAAGAACGCACTGGGATTGCTGGTAAATACTGGTTCCGGCACCGTCAGCATTTTCTTTCAGATATTCCAGCTTTGCAGGAGCGGAAAGCGTCGGATTCTTGCGGAACGCCATACCCAGCAGCCCGTTTTTCGTGTTACCGGTTATGGTGTAAAAAACAGCACGGGTACGATAATCCTCATTGCGTTTTCTGTTGCGTGCTGATTTGTCGGTCGGATCGAGCATCGGCAGATAGATATGCCCTTTGCGTTTTATCGCATCAGAACCGCGGCATACATCCCGAACCATCGTCCACAATTCACATGCGGCCCTGTGCTCGGGGCGCTCAAAAGTAATATCGTGGTTTGACATCAGAAAGTGGTATCCAGTGAGATTGAGAAGGCTGGTTTAACGATGGGGAACTGTTTCACTATGAAATAACCAGCCCCGTCGTTGGGGTGGTCATTGCCGCTCTTTTTATCGGGCTCCCCGTTTTTATCCCATACCTGTTGTTCAAGACAGTCGGCATAGACAGGACAGCGGGCTACGTTTACCTTATAGCGCCGTTCACCTTTGGCATTACAGAACATGGCATTCATGGCGTTGATGCGGTCTTTTACTGGCGGGTTTGTCTCATCGACAATGACGTTGAACCCTGCCTGGCGAAGCTGCGCTATATCAGTTTTGCTGGCGTTATTGGATTTTCTGGAATCGCCCGAAGCATCCGGGTAAATGTAAATTTCGCGCACCTTGCGGTAATCATTGCCGTCATGCAGCCAGAAACGCTCCTTGATGATACGTATCATGTCTGGTGTGTCGTATGCGTTGATAATTTCTGTCACGGCATGAGGTAAGCCATACCGCAGCACATGAACAATCCCGGCCATCTTCCCGACATTAAAGTCCATGCCGATATAGAGAGGCTCACCAGGCTGCTCCTCTTCGGTGGAATTATTCAGGATCCGGTCGAACTGGTGGTAAATGGTGCCGCTGGTAAGGTTGGTGAACTGACCGTTCAGGTACGCCTTAATTAGCTCTGACGGATAGCTCGCCATCAGGGAGGGAATGTAATCCTCCGGCAAGTTCTTTGCGTTATCAAACGTGGAAGCCTGTACAAGACCGTAAAGGGATTTAAGCTCCGGTTTTTCCCTGACTGCTTTGACAAACTGGTTATAGACAAACTTAAAACCTTCCGGGGTCGTCGTGACATCTATGCCGTTCCGTAAACCCGCTACTTTGTAACGCATTCGCGCGATGATTTTACGCCAGGCGTGCCGGGCCTTATCCGCTTTCAGTACGTCCAGCTCGTCCACCAGCGCGTTACCGATTTTGAAGCCGACAATGGTCTCCGGCTTCTCCATAGAGCGGCAAATGGTTGTTCCTCTGTAAATCCGACCTTGATAAAAATGCACCTCTTTGTTGCTCTCGTTGACCTGTACCTTCAGGCCCCAGTCATGAGCTACCTCTTCAACGGTTGGGTAAAAAATGTCACGGATTTGTGGGTACGTTGGCGCGAAATAGCCCTGGTTGATTCTGGGAAACTCCCAGAAGCCTTTGCAGAGACCACCACAGCCAACCCACGTTTTGCCCGAGCCGAACCCGGCGACATACGCTTTAAATTTCACATTCATCGCAAGGAAGCGCGACTGGGGCACGTTAAGCGTTGGTGATATTTCCATCGTCACCCTCTGCTCGTGCATCCACTACGTTGATGTTAATAGCTACTGGCGTTGGTTCGTTTTGCTCCGGCTCCGCAGCCAGCTCCTTGCGTAGTTTGTCGGCATCAAGCGCTGCTTTCTCAGCAGAAGCCATTCGATGTTCGATAGCGGCTTTGGTCAACTCCAGGGACTCTATCCTTGAGGTATTTCGGTGCATGGCCTTTTGCGCTGCACCGATGTCTTCCAGCAGCGTTTTCCTTTCCTCGTCTTCAGCGTATTCAAGCGCAGCACTCCAGCGGCCAATGTTCTCAGCAGCCGTCAGGTTCGCAGCCCTGAGCCAGAAAAGCTCGTCGTCGAGGGTAAGCAATGCCGCGTCCTCAGTAACTGCGTCGGGCAGAAGCATTCGCCGCGCGTAACCACCATGCTTAAGTGCATGCTGGTTGCCGGGCTGAAATGGGTTTGTAGGAGGAGACGTCCGTTTGCCGCGTATCGGTTTCGTTTTTGCGGGATGTTCATCTGCCGTATGCGGACTTTTTTGCGCCCCCCCCCTGCTTGCGAGCTTTGCAGTGGTAAGCGTACTTTTTGCCTGCGTACCTTTTTTGCGTAACTGCGTACCGCCTTTGCGTACCCATTCCAGCTTTCTGGCTTTCTTCCTGATAGCCCCTTCTGTTACGCCATAAAGAGCGCCAATTTCACGGAGACTCATTACCCCGGCCCGGTAAGCCGACTCAATGGCCCCCCAGTCCGGTTTTGCCATATACCCCTCTAAAAAAATTTTGTGCCGATCCAGTAACAAATGACCTGACTTAAGATCGTTGCTTTATAAATGGAGGCCCAAATGAAAGAAGATGTACTACTTAAAATCATTTCCTCTCGTAGCCGTAATGGCTCGTTCTGTATGTCACGCCATCCCGTTACCAGTGAGGATGACCTGAAAGGCACAAGTATCGCTACCAGTGCCCGTTTAGCTGCCGTTCGTGGCATTCTGTGTGCACAGTTTTATTGCTCCATATTTCCACCAGCGAATCGCCCAAAAAACCGCCCGGAGGCGGCATTTAATAATTAAGTATTATCGCAGCCC